GCACGAACTGATGCTTTCCAGTCAATACCTTGTGCTGCTGAATCTACATAAGACTTTGTTGCTGCATCTGTTGCATCAGTTGGTGTTCCAAGACCTGTGATCTTGTTTGTTCCCATTGCAATTGCACCAGTCATAGTGCCACCAGCAAGTGCTAGTCTTGTGTCTACATCTGCAGTAAATGCTACTGTGCCAGTTTCATCTTTGAAAGTGATAGTGCGATCAGCTGTTGGGTCAGTTACTGTAAGAGTTGTTTCAAAATCATTTGCTGTAGTTCCTTCAAGAACAATGCTTGAATCGCTAAGGGTTAAACCAGAAACGATTGGGCTTGTAATTGTCTTGTTTGTAAGGGTTTCTATCTTTGATGCTGTTGACTTATCATCTAGTTGTGTCTGGATTGCAGATGTTACGCCATCTACATAATTAAGCTCTGTTGTAGAAAGAGTTGCACCATCAAGGATATTAAGTTCTGTTGATGTTGCTAAAAGATCTACGTTTTCATTAATCTTTGGTGTAGTTAATGTTTTATTTGTAAGTGTTTCGCTTCCAGCAAGTGTAGCAAAATCAGCATCTGAAAGAGCAGTATTAAACTCTGCAAGAGTTCCTGTAATTGTATTTGTAGTTAGTGAAACTGATTTATTTGTTAATGTATCAGTTGTATCTTTAAGAACTACAGTTCCTGTTGCATTAGGAAGTGTAATTGTGCGATCTCCTGTTGGATCTGTTACCTCAAGAGTTGTTTCGTAATCATTTGCTGTAGCACCTTCAAAAACAATGCTTGAACCGAACTCACCAACTGCTTGTGGGGCTGCCCACTTGATACCATTGGTTGCTGAATCGTCTGCTGTAAGTATATAGTTATTTGTTCCAACTGCAAGACGAGTTACTGCATCTGCACCAGAGGCTACTAGCAAATCACCTTTTGCATCTACTAATGCTTCTGTTAATATATCGTGTGTGTTAACGGTCGCAGTTGATCCTTCAACTATCAGTCCCGCTTTTACTCTAAAATCTTTTACTACGGTTGCCATCTTATATCTCCTTGGTTAGGCCTTTAATCCCATACGCATATAGCGTAGAGTTATAGGTGTAATTCCCCCTACTGGGACAACAGTTAGTGAAACTGTATCTCCAGCCCGTGAAACAGAGATGGTGCCAATATTCCCATCGTTATCTATTGTTCCATACTGACTAACGCTAACGTCTGTTGCGTCAACCAGAATATCCATTGATGTAGTGAAATACTTGTTTCCACCACCAGCTACATATTTAAGAGAAATCACATACTTCATTGATCTAAACTCAGTTGCAGAAAAATTATCAAATACTGTTGAATTTTCAATCCCATTGATTGTTGATTCATTATTACCATCTGATCCAAGATCGGTAGACCTAGCGGAAGCACTATCAATTAAATCTTCATAGTTTTCCTGTGTTGGGCGGTCTCCTGTTTGAAAAAGAGCCTTTACGTTTGCTGTTGATATTTTAGCCATACTGGAATTATATCATATATTTTAAAGTATATAGTTAGAGAAACCGATAATTTGTAATGGAATTGCTGGTATATTACCAATAGCGCTTGGTATTTGAATTGCAGTAAATCTAATTCTAAATGGTAAAACGGAGTTTATCTTTACCCCCGATTTTGGCTCAGTAATTTGGGTATTTAAAAAAGATACTCTGTCAATTACTTTAGTAAAAACTGGTGGGGCACTATTTATAGTAACCGTTGCCATTAGTTTGTAACATCCTCAAGGAGAGTAATCTTCCCTTGAGCAACTGTCCATACTAATGTGTCTTGTGGAAGACGTAGTTCAATATCAAATATATCGTTTGTTCTTAAAAGTGCTGATTGTGCTGCAGTTAAATTAACCTTAAACTCTCCATCTGCGTCATTTTCATCTTGTGCTGGAGTAAGTGTAAAAATTAAAGTTGCTGTGTCTGTAATTATTTGAGGGTTAACAGGATTTGTAGGTCTTTTAAATTCTGCCTCTATAGTCCAATCAGGAATATTTAAAGGTAGCTTATTATCATCTGTTAAATAAATTCTAAAAGAAGCTGTGTCTCCTTTTACGATTGTCCAATTTACAAATGGTGGTGCTTCTCCAATATCATATGTAGATGCGCCTTGTCCTCTAAATGTTGCCATTACAACAAACCTTCCTTAAGTGCTCCCCAAGTTGCTGCCAATGATTTTGTAGGTGCAACAATAATGATACCAGTTGTTGAATCAGATTTTCCAACAATACCCACTGAAGCAGCGTTTGATGTTGGCTTTGTAGCGGTTAATCCTCCGCCAGCTGCAACGTATAACACATTTCCAGCGGCATATGAGTTAGTATTTATATTGCTAAAAATTCCAGAAATAACAATTACTCCGTCAGAATTATTTCCAATGTTGGTTTCTGCCAGTCCTACTACGGGAAATGTTGATATGGTTGATGCATTTGCTTTTGCAATTGTTGGCTTAGTTGAATACCCAGAAATATAAACTGGATCACCTTTTGTAATTGATGCACCACTGACATTTCTAATTTCTAAAGTATTATTTTTGACTCCACCGATTGTTGGCAATATTGCATCAATTGCTTCAGCCAATGACTGAATATCTTCGTGAACATTAACAGGATCTGTTAATATTGGATACGGTAAATCGTAAGTAGTTGTTTCTCCTGAAGCCATTTATACATTATACCACCTGTCAAATATTGTTTTATTAATTTTATAAAAATGTTATCAAAACTTGCTTTTTACCTAGAATTCATGTTATACTTATGTTATGCTACCAACTGGTAGCAATTGTTCTCTAGGAGGTTATTATTATGAGAAGAGACAAGAAAGCCTGGATTGGAATCCTATCTTTAGTCGGATTTATTGCACCGATAAGTAATTCTGCTAATGCTATAAGCGTTACAGTTGACAATAATTTATTGAGTAAAACGTCAGTTAAATCTGTTGATCCCGCCCCCAAAGGGGCATTTTTGGTTTCTAAGGTTAAAAATCAAGTTACCCTTAAAAAATACCAAAACGCACACAGTTTAACAGACCACGAACTACTTGAGCTACTAAAAGCTGTAGGGTTTACTGGAACAGGTTTAAAGACTGCCTGGGCTGTAGCTAAGGCAGAGTCAAACGGCAGACCTTTTGCATTTAATGGAAATGAGAATACTGGAGACAACTCTTACGGGGTATTCCAAATAAATATGATTGGAAATCTAGGTCCTGATCGTAGAGATAAATTTGACTTAGATGTTAATGCTGAACTATTTAGCCCTGTCAAAAATGCAGAAATTGTATTTTATATGACTAAGGGTGGAACAGATTGGAAAGCCTGGAAATATGCACAAACCTCATCTGTTCAAAAATGGTTAAGTAAATTTCCTAAATCTTAATTATTATAAAATATAAAACTATTTTATATGATCAAATAAATTAGACGTTTCATAAACTTCACAGTCTATGGAGCTTATGGTTTTTATTTTTTCTTTTTCTTTATTAGTTAAGGTTTGATAAATTTCTTTAGATTGGATATTGCTATACTCTTCAAAATTGTAGGCCCTGTTTGTTATTTTTTTATTGGGAATTTTTAAATCAACCAGTATTTTTTTTTGAATCTTTTTAATATTGTTTTCTGATAGGTCTTCTGGTTTTATAAATAATGACAATTGATTTATTTTATTTAAAACATTATTTTTTGTAATTATCTCATTATTTAAAAATTGCTTAAACCCATTTTCATCTTTTATTACGGTAGGTAGAACTAAGTGTTTTGACTGATAGTTTTTTGCACCGTCTTCATTTTGCTCTAACCACTCAAACAAAGTATTTTTATCTATACTGTTATTTCTAAAAACTATTTGATTTCTATTTACCGTTTGGCTATGTGTATACAGGCTTACCATATGCTTACAAGGATCTCTAAAAATAGAAGATACATAGGTTGAAGAATTAATTTCTTTTTTCCATTGAGAGTGATCGTAATAGTTGATTGGACCATCCATCTGTAAACTATTTAGTTCTTTTATTTTTGCTTCAAGTAAAATATTTTTTAATGGAAATAGCACATTATAAAAAAAAAGTCTTCCGCCAGTTTTTGGAATATGTAAAAAATAAAAAGAATTAAATCTGCTCACTTTTTAAATTCTACTTTGAGACTCTTGTAGTGATTGTGGGGAAGCTTTTATAAATTTACAATCATTTTTAAAAGAATTAATATCCTTTGATCCACAATATGAAAATCCACTTCTAATATTTTCAGACATTTGCCTTAAGGTGTTTTGGAC